ATAAATAGGTTCAAAGGAATTACAAATGGCACGTCAATTTGCAGTAGAAGATGGTAATTTACAAACACGTTCTATAATTTCGTCTCGTACGATTAATTATAAGGACATTGACTTGACGCTTGCCAAAAAAGCGAATAACGACATCTTCAAGAAAGAAGATGCCGCGGCTGTGAAACAAGCCGTGAAAAATATATTAATGACAAATCCTGGTGAGAAACCATTTCGCCCTTTTTACGGTGCTGGTTTGAATCGGTTTCTTTTTGAATTAAGCGAAGGATTTGACGAACTTGAAATACAAGATGCAGTAGTTGAAGCAATTAGTAGAGACGAACCAAGAGCGGCCGTTCTTGGAGTCAAAGCTACTTTAGACCCTGATAATAATTCTATTAGAGTACGTGTAGCATTTAGAGTGTTGAATACAAGCACAGTCGAAGAAATTTCAGTTGATCTTACGAGGTTAAGATAATGGCAGTTATCACATCAACAAGTCTTGATTTTGATACAATCAAACAAGCACTTAAAACAAAACTACAAGCGTCAAGTGAGTTTTCAGATTATGACTTTGAAGCATCAGGTCTATCTAATATTCTTGATGTGTTGGCTTATAACACTCATTTAAATGGTCTAGTTGCTAATATTGCCATTAACGAATCATTCTTGAATTCAGCTCAACTTCGTGCTTCTGTTGTATCTCATGCTGAAACTCTTGGATATTATCCTCACTCAAAGACTGCAGCACTTGCAACATTAGCTATTTCTGTTGCGACTTCTGATACAGTGACTGCTCAAGCGACTCTTCCAGCATATAGTACTTTCACTGGTACGATCGGTGACACATCATATACTTTTCAGACACTTGAAGATTATACTGCGGCCAATGATGGTGCTGGTAATTTCTCATTCCTTAACTCAGCTGGTACTGCAAGTCTTACTATTAAAGAAGGTACAACTAAAACTAAAACGTTTATTGTCGGTGATTCTATTGAAGAACAAATCTATATTATTCCAGACACTGAACTTGACAAAACAACTTTGAAAGTAGATGTGTATGATACAACTACATCTTCAACTTATACAACATATACAAATATTGAAAACACTGTAAGAATTGAATCAACTTCTACAATCTTCGTTGTTCGTGAAACTCCAAATGGTTATTATGAATTGATCTTTGGTGAAGGTAACGTTCTTGGCCAATCACCAAGTGCCGGTAATAAAATTGTAGTTACATATCTCGCAAGTAATGGTGAAGATGCAAACGGCATTTCTTCTTTTGCCGCAGATAATGACATTACAATCAATAGTGTTGATTATTCTCTCACAGTTACGACTCTGACAACGTCAGCTGCAGGTGATGGTAAAGAATCAATTGCTTCGATTAAGAGAAATGCTCCACTTGTATTTGCTTCTCAACAAAGACTTGTAACTGCTGATGACTATACTGCAATTATCGGTCAAAGATTTAATGAATTGATCGACGACGTAATTTCATGGGGTGGTGAGGATAACGTTCCACCAATTTATGGTCGTACTTATGTTTCAATTAATTTCTATGATAATATTCCAGAAGCTGTAAAAACTGCAACTAAAAATACTATTGCTACAACGATATCTGAAAATCTTGCGATCATGTCAATTGACACTGTTTTTACTGATCCAGCATATACTTATCTTGAGTTAAGAATAAACTTCGACTTTGATCCAGAGTTAACTAACATTACTCTTGACACTACGCAAGCAAATATTAAATCAGCTGTGGCATCTTATTTCTCTACGAATCTTGGAAAATTTAATAAAACATTTAGACAGTCTGGATTGATAACTACAATTGATGATCTTTCTCCGGCTATTTTGAATTCATCAATGACAATCAAAGCACAACGTAGATTCACACCAACACTCAGCACAATAGGTAATTACACTATTGATTTCCCAATGATTATTGCAGCTCCTGATGATGTGAATTATGTTTTAACTTCATCACCACTTACATATAACGGTAAGACTGCTATTTTGAGAAATAGACTATCATCAACAACCATTGAAGTTTATGATACTGTGAATGGTACTATTCTTGAAGATAACGTTGGATCTTATAATCGAAATACTGGTGTGATTACTCTTACTGGCTTTGGAGAAAAACTTACTGCTTATACTGGAAGCTCAGTTAAAATATCAGTAACACCAGCAAACCAACAAACAATTAAACCTTTGAGAAATTATATCCTTGAACTTGATACTGCATTGACTACAGCATCAGGTACTATTGACACTCAAAATACTTCAACTTCATTGACAGTATAAGATGGCTATCAACACAGTAGATAAAAACAGAAGAGATCCTGCGATTTTCACTTCAAAAGTGAATCAGGTTCTGCCTGAGTATTTTCAAGAAGATAACTCTAAACTGATTTCTCTTCTTCAAACATATTATGAAACTCTTGATAGCGACAATGGGTCAATTAACTTTTCTGAAAAAATACGAGATATTTTTGCAGCAAGAGATATTACTGAGACCGATGAAACATATCTAGATGAACTCATTAGTGAAATTGGAAATGGTCTTAAAGCATCAAATTTCTTTGATCAACCTCGTTTAATGGCGCGTCTTCTTGGTAGATTCTATCAAGCAAAAGGCACAAGAAATGCTGCCGAAGGTTTCTTCCGTGGATTCTTTAATGAAGAAGCGGAAATTATTTACCCGAAAAAAGATATATTCATTGTAGGTGAATCTGAAATTGGATTTGAATCTCAGAAGAGATTGATCGACAATAGAAGGTATCAAGTTCTTTCAGTTCTTATACGTTCTGGTCTTTCAGTTTCTGACTATGAAAATCTATATAAGAAGTTTGTTCATCCAGCTGGTTTCCACTTTGCAGGCGATGTTGTATCGGTTGGGCAAGTATCATTTACTCCGACAATTACAACACATGATCCTCTTGAAGTTCCAGAAGTCGCTGCAGTCTTCTTGTCGCAAGCAGAACTTATACCTACTACTTCGTTTGGCGAAACAACATTGCTCTACGATTCATCAGACGGAGTTCAATTCCGTGTTGATACAATTCAGCAAGAATTGCTTTACTACACAGTTGATTCAGATCTTACAGCCGGTCTCTGGAATACATACTACGACGACATTAAGACAATCCTCGATCCGAACTCGTTCACATTCGATGACAGTGCTACATCAGGACGTCCGGACTTTGCAATGACTGTAGAAACTATGGATAATGATTACTTTACTCGCATTTCATCTGACTCTGCGATATAAATAACCGTAATAGGATTTAGATAAATGGCAAGACAAAATATCAATACTGGCACAACAGCGAATGACGGAACTGGTGATACGCTCAAAACTGCTGGTACTAAAATTAATGAAAACTTCGTTGAGCTCTATCGCTTTTTAGGAGGCGGTGATAGCGATAACTTGTCTTCACAAGTTACATTTGAAGATAGTGCTGTAGTATTTGAAGGCGCTTCTGCAGATGCTTATGAAATGAGATTGACAACGGTTGAACCAACTGCTGATCGTCAGATTCAATTGCCAAATGCTAGTGGTATTATTGTTCTTAAAGATACTACTGATACTCTTTCTAATAAAACTTTAAATATTCCGACTCTTACAAATCCTATAGTTAATGGCGATATTTTTGATACAAACAGTAATGAATTACTTCAATTCACAGCAGCTGCTAGTGCAGTAAACGAATTCACTATTTTAAATGCTGCAACAGGCAATGCTCCACAACTAAACGCAACTGGCACAAATACTAATATCAATATCGATATTAATGCTAAAGGGACTGGATCTGTAGATGTTTCTAAGTTAGCACTAAGTTCTGTTGAAATTAATGCAAACGGAGCAGCAAATACTGGAGCATCATATATCATTTGTAATAAAGCATCAGCTCTTGCTGTTTCATTAGCAGATGGTACAACAACTGGTGAGTATAAGATTTTTACAAATAAAGGCGCCGGCGTAGCAACAATCACACCTGCTAATTTTGCTGCCGGTACAAGTTTTGCGATTGCTCAAAACGAAGGAGCAACATGTATCTGGGACGGAACTAACTGGTTCCTCGTGGGCAATCAATCAGTAACAACGGTGGCATAATATGGTAGCAATTGTAACAGACGCACTTAAACATCAGATCGCACTTAGTCTTTATACTGAGGTTACTAGCACGACTGATTCAAATGAATATTATATTGGTATTGGTAAAACTGATACCTATGACTCATCTGATGCGACAATTACTCCACTTCGTCATCAGTTCGATGCTCGCATGGCTCGTGGTAACCTTGAGTCAATTAAGAAAATTACTGCAACATCATTTGTCGCGACAAGAAATAACTGGTCTTCAGGTTCAACTTATTCTGCTTGGAACGACAAACAAGTAGGTTATCCAACAAATCCATACTATGTTTTAACCGAAGATAACGAAGTTTATATTTGTATTCAACAAAGTAAGAGCGCAACTGGTTCTGCTAACCCATCAACTGTCAAGCCATCTTATAGTACTGCTGGTGTGAATGTATATGAAGCATTTGAAACTTCAGATGGTTATCGTTGGAAATATCTTTATTCTATCTCTGCTGGTGAAGCAACTAACTTCTTGACTGCTGGGTTTATTCCAACACAAAGAGTTCTACTTGATTCTGGTTCAGCTACTGCTTTCCAACTTCTTCAATTGAATGTTCAAAACTATTCAATTGGTGGACAGATTGTTGGTGCACAGATTGTAAGTGGTGGTTCAGGTTATACTTCTGCACCAACAATTAGTTTCCGCGGCAATGGTTCAGGTGCTGCAGCCACAGCTACAATCTCTGGTGGTCGTATTGTGAAAGTCACAATGGACAATGAATCTGCTGGTATGGGTTCAGGTTACGATTATAGCTCAATCTCACTCTCTGGTGGCGGGGGTTCTGGTGCTACTTTAAGACCAATCATTGGTCCACGTGAAGGCTTTGGCTATGATGCTCGTAAAGATCTTAAGTCTTCAAGCATTATGTCAAACGTGAAAGCTGATGGTACCGAAACTGGAACATTTAATATTACTAACGATTTCAGGCAGATTCTAGTATTGAAAAACTTAGACTATACTGATTCTGCTTCTCCGGGTGGTAGATATTCTGGAGTATCAACTAAAGCAAATCGCCAGTTAACACTGACAACAGACATTGCTACAACTGGATTTGCTGTTGATGAGATTATTACTGGTGGAACATCTGGTGTAACTGCTTATATTGATGAAGTTGATTCAGATGCTGGTTTCACTATTCGATTCCACCAAAATGAAAAAACTAAAAATGGCCATTTCCAAGATGGTGAAGCATTAACAGGTAACTTAGGTGGATCGGGTACTATTGATAGTGGTAACCTCTTCAGTCCAGTAGACATCTACTCTGGAGACTTGTTATACATAGAGAATAGAGCAAGAATCGTACGATCTTCGTCTCAAACCGAAGACATTAAAGTTATATTGACGGTGTAAAGAATGGCAACTACATATACCACTTCCACATTCGGAACTACGTACAAGGACGATTTTAAAGACTCCGATAATTACTATCGGATACTCTTTAATGCTGGTCGGGCTCTGCAGGCTCGTGAACTTACACAGATGCAGACGATTATCCAGTCTGAAATTCAACGTATGGGTTCGAATATATTCAAAGAAGGTGGTAAAGTTAATGGTGGTAACATTACTCTCAATAAAAGAGAGTTTATTAAACTTGCTGCTGGTCAATTGCCGGCAACACCAAGTGATGTTGAAGACGAAACATTTACTGATGGCGATGGAATTCAAATTAGAATTCTAACAGCAGTTGCTGCTACCGGTTCAGACCCAGATACAATCTATGTTGAATATATCAATACTTCATCAGGTACTGCTGGTACATCTGCTATTCGTTGTGCGAATGGTGGTACGCTAACTCATGATAGCGCTACATTGAGCGATATGACGATTGCTTCATCTGCGGCAACTGGTCAAGGTCTAGAAGCTTCTATTACAACTGGTTCGTTCTATGTTCAAGGTCATTTTGTTTTTGCAAAAGCTCAATCAGTGTTTGTAAGCAAGTACGATATTACGAGTTCAAAAGAACTTGGATTTAAACTTGTACAAGATATTGTTACTGAGACAGATGATGATGATCTCTATGATAACCAAGGTGCAGCTCCAAATGTGGCAGCTCCGGGTGCTCATCGTTATCGTATTACTTTAACACTGACTACAAGAGATCAACTTGCCGCTTCTGATAACTTTGTATATCTTGGCAAAGTTATTAATGATAAACTAGGTAAAACCGTAACACTCGATAATTCTTACAATGTTTTGAGAGACACTATGGCTCAAAGAACAAAAGAAGAATCAGGTGATTATATTGTTAATGACTTTACAGCAAAATTTGATGTACTCAATGATTCGAATTTATCACTTGAAGTAAGTGATGGTTTAGCATATGTTGATGGTTATCGAATTCAGATTGATGCAGACAAAATTACTGTTCCACGTGCTCAAACAACGGAAGCACTTGGTGGTGATACCATTATTCCAGAGTTCGGAAACTATATTATATTTGATTCGAACTATAATCTTCCAGAACTTCATACTAATCTGACTTTACGTAATGATTCTAGCTTTGGTGGAAGTAAGATTGGTGAAGTTCGAATTCGTTCATATGAAGAAGATGGAGCAAATCATAGAGCATATCTCTACGATATTAAGATGAATTCAGGTCAGAACTTTGCAAATACCTCATCGATTGGTTCTAGCACTAGTGATTATATTAATATTCTTTTGACTGAAGGAAGAGCTGTTCTAAATGCAACAGCTGATAATACTCTCTTGTTCCCATTGAGATATACTCGTCCATCAACTATTGCTTATACTTCATCAAACGATATTACGCTTCAAAAGAAATATACCGTCACCACGAATGCTGGTGGTACTCTTGCTTCTAACCAAGTTATTTCTGGTGGTGATACATTTACAAGTTCAACATCTTGGGTTGCAACAGATACTTCAGGCAATATCGCTAGTCTTACATTTGATATTACTCTTGGTTCGCCAGCTGGTACAGAATTTAATATTACAGCCGGTGGCGGTAATACAGTAACATACGACATTTATGCTCTACAAATTCATAAAGGTCCAACTAATTTCTCTGCTAAGACAAAGTCTCTTGCTGCTCAACAGACTCTTACTTTGAATATGCAGACTGACCTTGATTCTGATGGAAATGGTACAGAGTTCCTTTCACTAAGAAAAGCTGACATCTATAAAGTTGAATCGATTAATCATAATACTGCAGCTGGTGCTGATCTTCGTAACTTCTTTACAGTTGACAACGGGCAACGTGATAATTACTATGGTATCGGTCGACTTGTAAAGAATACAGATGTTGGTAACCTTCCAAATGGTAATGCTGTTATCAAATTTAGATATTTTACGCATAGTACATCAGGTACACATTTTGATGTAACGTCTTATCCATCTGGTGATAGTGTAGGTTATACTGGAATTCCAAATTACAGACTAAATACTGGTGAAAATATTAATCTGAGAGATTATCTCGATTTCAGACCAGTAGCTGGCATTCTCGCTGATTCTTCAGGTGTGATGAGATATACATTTGACTCAGCTGGTAATGGTAGCGCAATTGTGCCACTTCTTCCAGTGAATCAAAATGCTTTTGACGTGAATACCACTTACTATCTTCCACGAAGCGATAGACTTGTAGTTTCAACAAAAGATGAAGATTTAAATCGGTATCCTCAGCCCGGTGAATTAAGATATCTACAAGGTGTACCTGATCTAACAAATCCAAAATATCCTGAGATTCCAGAAGGATCTCTTGAAATTTATAGATTTGACCTTGACCCATATACTTTACATGAGTCAGATCTTCTGCAGTTCTATGTTGAAGCTAAACGCTTTACAATGGCTGATATTGGTCGATTAGAAGAAAGAATTATAGATCTTGAAGAATTAACTGCGTTAAGTCTATTAGAAAATGCTACTGAAGCTCTTACTGTTTTAGACTCAGCTGGTAATGAAAGAACAAAAGCTGGATTCATTGCTGATGCATTTAATACTTACGATTTTTCTGATCCAAATAGACCAGAATATAGAGCTTATGTTGATGAAGTAGTAGGTGTTTTAAAGCCATTACAAGCATCAAATAATATTCGTCTACTTTATGATTCAGCATCATCTTCTACTACACGCGGTATTTTCCGCCCAGAAGGCGATATTCTAACTCTTCCAGTAGATTCAAACTATTTGTTTATCGATCAACCACTTGCAACTGAAACTGAAAACGTTAATCCATTTGCGGTGATCACTGGTCAAGGACATATCACACTATCACCAAAATCTGATAACTGGTATGAGCGTAGAAAAGCACCAGATCTAATTGTTGATGGTGGAACTGTTGTAAAAATTAATCGTGTTCAAATCACCGGTGGCGGTGGCGGCGGCGGCTGGAATGACGACCGGGGAGGTCGAGACGGTGCGGGCTCTAGTGGTGGAGGCACGTGTTTTGCATATGGAACTCTCTTTAGAATGATTGATAATACCTATAAAGAAATCCAAGATATTGTAGTAGGTGATATAATGTTTGAAGGTGGTAAAGTATATGCCACTATTATAGGTGATGGTGAAGATCAAGATTGGTTTGATTACAATGGTATTCATGTTACTGGATCTCACCCTGTTTTGGATAATGGAGTTTGGAAAAGAGTTAAAGATACCTCAGCAAATGAAATTCAACCATATGATAAAACATATACACTACTCAATTTAAATCACATCATGGTTTCAAAAGGAAACATTTACTTTACAGATTATGATGAAGTTGAATGGGTAAATGATATTGAAAATGATACCTATGTTATAGATAAATTGAATCAACAAGATTTATATAAGAAGGTAGGATAACTAAATGGCGGGCGAAATTAGAAAAAAAATTGGTAGTAAGGTTATTGACGTAAAATTCATTCCTTATATGCGCGGCCGTAAGATCTTTTTTAAAGCACAAGGTCTTCGTCCAAATACTCGCTATTTTCCTTATTTTGGCCAAACGGCAATTGATGATTATACTCGAGAAGAAACAACTTTTCAAAGATTTTCTGAAAGACAAGATGATAACTCAAACGTATTTGCAAAAGCAACTAGTCACCCAGATGGATCTACTAATCTCGTAACAGATTCAAAAGGTGAAATCATTGGTTCTTTTGTAATTCCAAGTAGTGATAATCTTAAATTTAGAACTGGGACTAAAGAATTTAAACTTCTTGATGTTTCTGGTGGAGGGACAAGCGAAGCAAATGCTATCAGTTCTGCTAGATCATTATTTACATCAACTGGTATTTTAGAAACATATCAAAATACTGTTAAAGTTACTCGTATTATTGAAAAAACAGTTATCATTAAAAAACAAGATCCATTAGCTCAATCTTTCTTTGTTGATGCAGTTGAAAATCCTAATGGAATCTTTGTTTCAAAAATACGTGTATATTTTGCGACAAAAGATAGTGTTATACCAATTCAAATGCAAATCCGGCCAGTGATTGCCGGTGTTCCAGATGCGATGGAATTACCCGATGCTGTAAAATTTTTAGATCCATCTGAAGTAAATATTCCGGGTGATTTAACAGATCTAGACAATATTAGATCAAACGGTACTGACTTTGAATTTGAAGAGCCAGTTTATTTAGCACCTAATAAAGAATATGCCTTTGTTCTTCTTGCAGATAGTACAAAGTATACTGTTCACGTGGCAAAAACATATGACTTCTTGATTGGTTCAACAGAAGCACGAGTGAATAAACAACCTACACTCGGTTCGTTGTTTATGTCTCAGAACTCTTCAACTTGGACACCTGATCAAGATCGCGACATGATGTTCCAAATTTATCGTGCCGAGTTTGCAAGTTCTGGTACAGCGTACTTTACAAATTCTACAAATATTCGTGAATTAACTGATGACAATTCTCTTCTTACTGATTCTGGTAATGATGAGTGTACGGTATTCATGTATGCTCATGGATTTGCAAAGAATGATAAAGTCTTTGTTTCTGGTGTAACAGATTCTGATGTATCTGGAGCATTTAGTTTTGCAAATTCTATTAATGGATCTCGGACTATTACAAAAGTAGATCATTTTGGATTTGCTTTTAACGCTGATTCAAATGCTCAAGCTTCATTGTTCGTTGGTGGACAAAATATGCTTGTAACACGTAATCTGATGTATGATAATTTCATACCTCAAGTTCAGACTCTTTTCCCTGGTGCAGATACAACTATTGCTGCATCAGTCAAAAAAGTTTCAGGATCATCATTTGCTGGTACACGAAATACTGGACCAACTTATGTAAAATCAAGTTCATATTCTAATATCATACTAAATGAACGAAATGAGTTAACTTCTCCATCAGTTATTTTGAATGATTCGAATGCTACTGTACATAGTGTATCTGGAGCATCTTTTGATATGAAGTTAGATTTTTCTACTTCTGACACAAAAGTTTCTCCGATTGTTGATTTGCAGAGACTTTCAGTACATACAATGGAGAATATCATTGACAAACAAGATCCTTCAGTTACGAGTGGATTCAACGTTCCAATTCGATTTGTGAATGAAACAGACGCTTCTTCTGGTACTCATGCAGCTAAACACATAACAACTCCTGTTACTCTTGAAGAACCAGCAGTTGGGTTGAAGATTTTGTTTGATGCGAATAGGCCGTCCGCTGCTGGATTTAGAGTATATTATAAGACTGGTACTGCTGATGATAATCTTGATGATCTACCATATGTTGAAGTAACTGAACAAACAAATAATCCAGCTGATGAACAAACTAGTGTATTCCGTGAATATCGGTATCTTGCTGGTGGTGATGGTGGTAACTTGGATGCCTTTACTCAATACGTAGTAAAGATTGTCATGACATCTACAAATTCATCTCAAGTTCCAACAATTACAGCTCTAAGAGCAATTGCACTGGTGTCGTAATGAATAAATATCATGTAAGAGTACAAGGACATAGCGGATGGGTAAGAGACACGCGTTCTAATGCTATAATAAATACAAACTCAAATGATATTGCAAAAGCAAGGCATCGTAAGAAAGTTTGGAAACAACAACAGGAAGAACTTGAATCACTTCGTAATGATGTTGCTATGATGAAAAAGATGATGCAACAGATTTTAGAGGGTAACAATGGCTCAAACGGTAATTAATCTATCCGATCCTATCGCAACTTGGGTAACTAAGTCCAATGAAATGGGAGCGGATATTGGAGATCTAGCGACGCTGAGTGATTCAGCCGCAACCCTCGTACATGCTATTAACGCTATTGATTCTGACATTGGTGAACGAACATCTCTTACTTATCCAGCAGTTGATCTTGTAACTGCGATAAATAACCTCGCAAATACGTTCTTCGAGTTAACAGATTCTGCAGATATTAAGAATTACTTTGCTAGTACTTCTGGTATTGGTGGTATTGCATTTGATAGTGGATCCGGTGGATCACGTGGATCATTTACTCTTGTCAATGATGCCATTAACGCAAATAAGATTGCAGACTTTGCGCTTCAAGAAGAACACTTTAATGATAGCGCTATTTCAACTCGAGCATTTAGAGCTCAGGTAGTATCTAATTCAGTCTTAGCTGATTCTGCAATATCATTTGAAAAAATTCAGAGTGGAGCGATTAAGTCAACTAACTTTGCTAGTTCAACTTCACTTACTATTAAGAACACATCAGGGACAACCCTGAAGAAAATGTATGGACCTGGAGTTTAATAATGACAGTATTTCCCTTAAGACTTGACGGATCAAATTCCCTTCAGGACATGTCGAGTTCTGATCTAGAACATCTGATTTATAGTCTGCAAGTAGCATATGCAAACCAATTAAGTTTGGGTGGTAATGGCCATGTGAATGTTGGCGGGGCCGGTACTACAATTGGTACAGCATCTGATACAAGTTCAACTCAACAAATTAACAGCGTTACTCGTATTTTGAATAACGGTATCATTGAAACATATCCGGGTTATCCGGGGATTGGTTCTGAAACTGACGCAACTTATACATATAAGCAATTGCAAACAGTACCTTCTGCAGTTGGATCAGCTGACTTTAATGTGAATGGCCTACTTTATTATGATTCAGCAAATGATGAAATTGAACCTTTCGCAACAGAAGCTCAACTTGCTGACGTAATTGTCGACCAAGCAATAACAAATATGAGAACAGGTAATGAAGTTGGATCTTACCGAGTTTCAACTACTACACCAGTAAGTGGTGGAGCCGGTACATGGTATGATAAAGGCACATTCTTTTCAGATACTACATATTCAGCTGGTACAACAACATATAAATTATGGTTGAAAGGAACTTTAGATACTCCTCCAACCGTTGATGGAACATTAAGCTATCCAGTTGGATTAGATTCAGATGGTGGTGGTACAGCTGTTGGCAATATTCATGTACGAGACATTTCAGCAGGAAGTCGTCTTATTCAAAATGTTCTCTTACCAGCTCTGACTCGTAAAATGTCAAGCGGTCTTTATTACACAGTGTCGACAACTCAGACTGGTGAAAATCGTGGAGCGTTTACCGACACAAAACAGACTGCCACTACAAACACTCAAAACTTTACTGGCACAGTTTATCAATCAATTAGTACTCCATCAGGTACTGCCTCAACTGTATCAACCTATTATCTCAATATGATTTCATAAGGAAACTGAAATGAAAAACCGAAAAGGAAGACTTGTCGAAGCGCGCTTTGCTGATGTTTCATTGACATTGATTCGCGCGTGCTTTAAAGATTATTCTGATCCAAAGAATCCAGTATTTAATATTGAAATGTATTCTTATGATCGTAATGCTCCAGAATCAGCTCAAAGTAAAGAAGTACAAGAAATTCTCAAAGAATATCCTCTTATTCAATTAGAACAGAATTACTTTGATTTTAATAAAGCTGAAGAATGGAAATGGCGTATGTATCAGACGTTCCTTGAGCGTGCTGATGAAATCATTCCGTATATTGAATCAGGTATTACACCAGAGATTGTAGAAGCAAAGGCAATCAATCTTCAAACGATTAAAGAGATTGGTAATAATGCTGAAGATTTCTTTAAGCTAAAACTTGAAATCTTTGAACTTGATGAAGTCAAGAACTCAAAGAATCGTCAGTGGAAAGCAAAGATGCGGAAAGCAACTACCACCCTCGAGCTTCTCTCACTCCTCTATGAGGTGTATTCGACAGTTGAAAATGAATTAGGCGAACGTCTGGATGAAACTCCTGCCCAAGAAACAGCCACTCTCCAGGGTAGTGCAAGTTAGCTTGAAGTAGCCACTCATTATCGTATTGAGCAGTTCTAGTCCACTTGGTCATCCACGTGGCTGGTAAAAACTTTAATTTAAGTTTCTCTTTTACAGAGTCTTCTACAAAATATTGCTCACCATTAATGGGACCATCACAGGTCCCATTTTTGATATAATACTCCATCCAATATTCTGGATCCGACATAAATTTATCATAAATGTATCGGCAATCTTTTGGATAGTATTTTTGAAAACCACCTTGTAATTTATAACCGCGATCAGTATCTTTCCACCAAGATTGAGCAGCCACAAATTCTCCACGCTCAATCGGATAATTGATTACGTCCATGTAGTCATTGATAAAACTCATGTCAATGTCGATCACACAAACAGGCTCATCAATATCCAAAGACATTGGAATCAATTTATTCCATTGATGCTTACCAATTGTTTCTTCACGAATCCAATTTACGTTTGGTATTTTTGAATCAATGTATTCTTCGATCTCTGGTCCGTATTTATCTCCAGTACGGACAGCGTAGACTCGTGGTTCCATAGTTCATCCTTCGCATGATTATATAATGTGATTGGCATTTTACCGCCATCCCACAAATATGAATCACATACTATATCGTATGTGTTATATTCTACTTCTTTGTAAAGAAACTCGTCAATACCTTTATTATATTTGACCATGTAATAGTCAGGATCTTCAGAAAATTTGTCGTGTATATGCGAGTGATCTCCTGACCAAGACATAATAGAACTATTTAGAGGAGTGTGAAAAGGCTGTCTCCACCAAGCATGAAGAAGTGTAAATTGATCGCGCCAAAGATCATCGATACTACCCCTAATAAGAATATCGAGATCAAAATAAAGATAT